CGAGCAGGCAACGCATGGAAATGTCGGCCAGCAGCTCGTCGGTTGGGAATGTCAGTCGTGTATTCTTCATCGCTCGTAAGTGCCGCTGACGCTACCGACCGACTTGCCCTGCAGGGCGGCGTTCACCCCCGTTATGTCGTCGAAGAACTGCTTCTCCATGGCCACCAGCTCGGCGATGCCGAGGTTCTGCACGCTGTTGGTTATCTGCTGCGGCTGCGGCGCGTTCGCCTTGGCGTGGTAAACGTACACGCCGCCCGGCTTCGCCCACACGTCGGCGATGTCCTCTATCGACAGCCCCGTGCCTTCCAGCGCCGTGTCGGGTATGGTGAGCAAGCCCTTGGCCGATGTGCGCAGCAGGTAGTCGTTGAGGTTGAGCAGGCGGTTCACGTAACGCTGCGTGTCTATGACATCGGACACAAAGGAGTGTATCTCCCTATTGACGAAGGGGTAGAAGCGGAACACGAAGGGATGGCCGCCGTGTTCGTAAGGGGTCTCGCCATACCGCAGCACGTCGCCGGTGGGAGCGTAGAAGCGGTAGTACCAGTAGTTGTCAACGAACCACTCGGCCGCTATGAGGCTTCCCTCCGCCTCTTCGGGGCTCACCCCCGCCGAAAGGGCTTCCGCCCGCCGCTGCTCGTTGACGGAGTCGACAAGCTCCGCCTTGTCGCTCACCTCGCACTTGAATATCTCGCCGTTCAGCCTGTCGTAGCAGTGGTAGCGTGGCTTCCTCTCCTTGTTCCACACCTCTATGACGCGGCACTGGTTGGTGTCCTGCGGGATGAGGAACGACGCTGCCTCGCTCTTCCGGAACCCGAACTCCCTCACGCTCTGCGTGACGTAGCGCGAATCGGACGCGTAATGGTAGACGCCCCGCAGCCGCTCGATGTCCTTCGGCGACTTGGCGAATGTTGACAGCAGCTCGCCCCACGGCATGTCGTGAATCTCGCCCACGATGGAGCAGTCCCAGCCGCGCGCGTCGGCCATGCCCACGTCCACGAAGAAGTTGTCGGGCTGCACCGTCGTCGTCCAGCAGTCCAGCCTGTCGCCGTTCCATCCGTATGTCTTCCGGCAGGCTGCCGCGCCGCTGATGCAGAACTCCTCGAAGATGTCGCCCATCAGCGACCGCTGGTCGTTGATGTCGCCGACGTACTTGAGAAGCTCCGTGAGGCAGTCCGACAAGGTCTGCTCGTCACGGTCGCGCGCCACGCAGATCGGCTCGGTGTTCTGGTTGAGGTAAAGCCCCTTGAGCGTGTTCACGAGCTTGCGAATCATGTTGTTCTTCAATGCCGCGTAGCCCTGCCGGCGCAGCAACGTCCCCTCGCGCACCAGTCTTCCGTCATCGTCTCTCACGAGGTCGTTCCACTGGTCGCCGTAGGTGTAGTCGATGCACCGCTTGCGCTCCCGCCGGAACCGCTCAAGGTTGTTCCAGCAAAGCTCGGCTTGCATGAGCACGTCGTAGGCGTGACTGCCGGGTGTGGCCGCGGCTGTGTTGTATGCCATTGTCCTGTTTTTTTGTGGCGAATTTAAGGGTCTTTGTGCAATTTCAATGCATATCTTCGCAAATCGTGCATGCAAGGGGAAGCCCGCCGTCCTCTCGAACAGGCGGGCTTCCCGCAATCAAGCACAAGAAACCGATGGAACGATTCCGTCACCTCAGTTTGTCGGTGTACTTGTCCACGCACTCCAGCGTCAGGCGGCTGACGCGGTCGGCGAAGCCTGCGAGAGCCGTCCATCCGGCAGCGACGAACCACTTGAACGGCGTTCCTCCAAGGCGTGGAATCCCGCCGCCCTCGACAGCCCCGATGAGCGACCACCGCGCCATGTCTCTCGAACCCCACAACGCGAGGTACTTAGTCCCGCCGCCGTTGCGGACGCCACGTTCCATCAACGTGCGCACGGTCTTCAGCGTGTCGGGCTCGCCGAGCTTCAGCGGGCGGGTGACGTAGAACGCCTTGCCGCCTCCTGCCATGCCGCCCGTCTGTGCGATGGTGAACCTGCCCACCTCGACAGCCCCGTCCGCCCCTTGCAGGTTCAGCAGCGTGTCGGGGTAGCCCTGCAACGACGACAGTATGCGGCAGTCCATCGTCGTCCACGTCTTCGTGCCTATGCCGTACACATACGCTATGTGCGTGTCGGCATCGTCGGCTGCGTACGGTCGATAGACCACCACCCTGTAGTTGGCGTAGTCGAAGGCTATCCTTGCGCCCGCCTTGACGAAAGCGGCGAAGCCGTCGGCCTTGAGGTAGCCCATTCCCCCGAACTTCGCGTGAATGTCGTTCCAATGGGGCAGGTCGGACTTCGGGTCGGCCACCGCTCCGCGCCCCTGCAACGCCCCGCTCAGCAGGCGTGTCTGCCCTCCCGACAGCTCCATCAGCCCACGCTCGGAAAGGAACACGATGGAGTTGTCTATCTGCGTCACGGCGTTGGGGTCGCCGCCAAGCAGCGTCTCCCTCGACACTGGCTGCTTCGCGGTGAACGCTCCCGTGCCGCCCACCTCCAACGCCCAGATGCCGTCGGTGCAGAAGGCGTAGAGCGGCATCGTGCCGAACGCCGTGCCTTGGCTCATCGCCTTTGTGCTGTCCTTGATGGCAGTGATCTCGCCCGACCCTATCGCCTCGACGTTGGCGGAGTCGAACCTGAAGGGGTTGTCAACCTCGCTCGTGTACAGGTAGTTCGTCTGGTGAATCCATCCCTCCTCCCATGTATAGGTTTCGTCATGTTCTGCGCTGCCGTCAGCAGTGAAGTTGTAATAGCCGAAGTCGGCACGGAAGTAGTAAGCCCCGTGCAGGTACGGGTGCGGCTTCAGTTTCCACCAGAATTCAGAGTTATCAAGTTTATCATTGTTGTCGGCTTGGTACACGTCGCCGGTGAAGTGCAGGTATTTCGCATCGGGGTTCGGGTAGAAGAAGAACCCCGGCCATGAGCTGAAGTGCCCCCAGTTGCCCGTGGCGATGACGACCTTGTTCATCATACCGCCGCTCTCGATGTACACCGTGAACGTGCCGTTGATGTATGCGTCCACCTTGTTTTCGCTATTATAGCCTACGACATACTTCCCTTGGGCGGAATACGCCGCCACAGGCCCCATCGGCATGGTGGCGTATTCCTTTAGGTCAACGTTGGCGATGTTCAGCCTGCCGTTGTAGGTGTGTATGAGTTTCGGGCTCTTCACGGTGCGTTCCTTGTAGCCGTCGGGCAGCTGCGTGAAAGTCTCAAGGCTCTCGATGCCGCCGGTTCTCTTCACGCTGACCCAAGAGTCGTTGTAGTTCAGCTCTTCCAGCTGGTACTCCCTCAGCTCGTAGAAGGCGTACGTGTCCAATACCCAGTCGTTCCAAGAGCCTTCGCGCTTGAAGCCGCCGCCGAGAAGGCGGTACAAGCCGTTCTGACCGCCTTCGTTGATTTCGCTGGTCACGTTCTTTATGTTGTAGAATTGGGCGGAGGTCATATCCTCGTCGGCCTCGAAAGTGCCGCCTTGCAATATCATTGTCCTCGTGTATCCGTTATCTACGTACTGGTCGTATAGCGGTTTCCTTCCTTCTGAAATCTGACCCAAAGCCAAGCAGTTGAACTCCTTGCCTGTCTCGGCGTAGCACGGTATCTGCGGGGTGACGAAGATGGCCACGCCCTGTATGATGTCCTTCCATTTAAGGAGGGCTGTCTTGTCCTCCCCTGAAATCGTCGCCTTGTACCGCAGCTCCATCGGACGCGAGAGGAGGAGGCCATAGACCTCCTGCGAAGATTCAAGGGCGTTGTACCCGGCATAGCAGAAAGGGTTGAGGCCATAGTCGGGCACCATGAGCACAGGCGAGCTCTGCATGATGTAGCTGCCATCGTACAGGCGGTAGGCGTAGCGCACGAAGAAGGGTTGCAGGAAGCGGCTCTTCTGCTTGCAAAGCGCGACGTGTTCGTTGATGGAAGCCATGACGGCGTTTTGAAAATCCTCGTCTTTGAGGATATCGAAACCGTCCTCGTTCGATAGCGTGAGCTTGAATGCGTCGGCCACCGTCACCCATCTCTTCAACTGGGCTGTGTTGTCATCGGAATCCTCTTTGTTGATATTCAATAGATTTATTCCAAGAACTTTCGTGAAATATTCCGTATTTGCGCCTGCGTTGTCAAGCTCACTCCTTATCGTTTTCTTGGGATAGTACATCTCGAACTGCAGCCCCACGTCGGGCGGTCGCTGTCCGATGTACTCGTAAGCCGCGCCGCTTAGGGTGTGCTTGTACAGGAAGTAGTGCAGTCCGCCGTAGGAACTCCCGTCGCTGACGTTGAGGACAAGCACGTCGCCCTCGCAGGTGAGGCTGTACTTGCCATCTGTCAGGGTGAAGTCGGTGGCGAGTCGTCCGTAGCCGTTCTCGTCCTGTATTCCGTCCTCGTCGCTGTAGGCGAGCTTGCCGTCGGTGGTGAGGGCGATGTATATGACGCCGTCGGTGGAAGTGTGGTGCGTGAACGCCACGCCCGTCAGTGCGGCGGGAAGCGTCAGTTGCACGTCAACGTCGGCGATGCCCTTCAACCCCGCCCCGTCGTGCGCGAGGTTGTGGCATACCTGCATGTCGCCGTCGGCGCAGTCGTAGTCCGAGAGCGTCGAGGACAGTCCGCCAAGAGGCGTTTCCTTGATTTTTCCTATTATCATGGCCTTATCTCCAAGTGTACCGTTGTACTTTCGTCGGGCCGAAGCCTTGCGGGAATATCCCCCCAATCACGTTGCCGCCCTCAAGTCCGCCGTCGCCGCCGTCGCCAGAGCCGCTGAAGCTATCCACAACGTCGCCGAGGGTGTTGCCGCCAACGCCCCCTTCCTGCGCACGAGTCGAGACGCGGGAGTACAGGAACGATTCGAGCCGCTTCAATAGCAGGGCGGCCATCTGCCCATGCCCCTGCGCAATTTCGCCCATGCCGCACACGGCGAGCCACTTGGACAGGATGTAATAAACCACGCAGGAAAACGCCATCTGCCTGACGCTGCCGTCCATGCTCTTGTTGTACCTGTCGGGCAGTTCGTACTCTACGGCGAACGTCCCCGAACTCTCACCCGATGAAGCCACGAACTCCTTTCCCACGCTCGTGAGCGTGTGGCAGGCTTCGTTCCAGAACCTCTCCATCATCTCGGAGTCCTCCTTCGACGTGGATATGTTGTTGTAGAGGTTGCCTCCGTCATTCGCCACCGTGCGCACCCCCATGTAGGAGCACGTCTTCCCGACCTCCTTGATTGCGTCGCCTTTAGCGACGCCTACCGTTAAAGTATATGCCATAGCCTGATGTCGTTTGTATCGCCGGCAAAGGTAAGGCCGCGGCCCGGAATGCCGTGCATATCTTCGCAAAAGGGATTGCGTAATCACACCTTCGCCGTCGCCGTGTAGCGCAGCTCGGCGATGTTGACGAAGCGCGGGAGCGGCATGACGCGGTAGCAAATCCACAGTCCTATGGCGCGTGTCATCAGCAGGTCGTCGTGGCATCCCGCGATGGCGTTGTACCTGCCGTCGGAGAGTTCGTATGTGAGGTATTCGTCGAGGCACTGGCTGTCACGCTCGACGTAGAGACGCTCGCGCACCACCTCGATGAGGTGGGAGATTATCTCCGGCTTCGTCTTCGTGTTGGTGTGGAATCCGTAGCGTGTCTCAGCCCCCTCCGCCACAGCCTCCTCGTCTGTGGACGCGCGGGCGTAGAGGTTGCCGTAAGCGTCCTTGATTTGGTTGAGGATGAAGCCCGACTGGTCGCCATCGACGCTGCGGTCTTGGTCTTTCGTCTCAAGGGTGTTGCTCTCTATGACCAGCAGGGCGTTGTCGTAGTAAGCCGCCACCTGCGCCGCCTTCCACGCCAGCAGGTCGTGGTCGGTGTGCCCCCTCCACTGCGCCACTATGGCGGG